TTTCCTTCATCTACATACTCTCCTCTATTGTTTTTTATGTCAATAACAGACATATCTGTATCCAGTACAGCTAAAGTACCTTGGTCGTATACTCTATCGTCCCAGCCAAATTCTAGTACTGGTGGGTAAATTGTATTTGTATCTTTACCGAAGTATTTTAGTTTAATTGTTGAATCAGTGCTGTGTTCTAAGTCTTTCTGAAGTTTTATTATAAACCCTTTGTTGTTCAACGTTCCTCCGTATATCTGTTTTATAGCTGCTGTAACATTTATATCCAGATCATGTGTTGATGACATAGAGTGTGATTGGTGAAACTCCATTGATTCTCCTGCAGATGCTGTATACCAGTTACCTCCACCTTGTTTACCTTCTACAAAAGAAGCAGTAGTGTATTGTGTAAAGCCAGATAGGTTCCAGCTTGATTGTAGAGCTTTTTCTACATATGTCCAACTTACTCCTGATGTATTAACTGGTATGTCTCCGAATTTACCTGTTCCGTTATCCCAGTCCAAATCTCCATTAGTATGTATTGGGTATGCATACAGTGTATATTCTGTAGGAAGTTCAGTAGCGCTTGCAAGGTACATTTTTATACTAGAACTCATAGAGTTGAGTGCTGCTGGTGTTACCTTGTTTAGTATCACGTCTTGTATTTCTTCGTCAGAAAATTTAGTTAATACGCGGTTTGTTTGTCCTGTACCGTCTAAGGTTCCGGGATATCCTGCTATCTCTATTATTTCATCCTTACCGGCGTTGCTTGTCAGCTGCTCAGTATATATGAATGTGTCTTTTTCTGGAAATATTCTGTAGATTGCCATATTATAGTACTGTTGTTCTTCCTTTTATATCTTGATTAGGAAATTTTAATTCAAATATCATTGTATCATAAGAAGGGTATATAACGTTGTTTCTAGTTGCTCCTTTAATATCGTATGCGTATTCCGAGTATTTTCCTCCTTGTTTGTTAGTTATCTCTACTTTACTTACTGTCTGTACTCCTGTTACTTTATCTAATAAACTATATAATGTAGATACGTTTATTGGTTGGTTTATATTCCACTTAGTAATCTTAAAAAAGTCTTGAAGTTGGTTATTACACTTTAACAGGACGTCTCTACTGTTAAAATTAGGTCGTACTAAAATGTCAAAATTTACTCCAATATTAACTACAAATGCATCTTTTATATTAAGAGCGTCAGTTAATGGCATGTAATATGCCATATACGTTCTTAAATTATCTTTTAAGGTCTTGGTTGCAGTAATTAAATGCTTATTATTATCAAAAGCTAATACATACATCGATAAAGCAAGTGGGTTACTATCTATAATACTATCTGTTGAAGATTTTGTACTATTTAGTTCATCATGTGTTATAAATGCTTTTCCTATTGTTCCAAATTTAGGATCTAAAGAAAGAGCTCGAACTGTATAATCCTGAAGGGTTACTGTTCTTTTTTGCTCTGAGAAAGCACGTAATGTGTTTTGTCTGATTTCTTCAATAGTATCTCCGTCTTTCCCTCCGGTTGCTGCTTGTACATTATTAAAGCTCAATGTTCCTGCGTAGTCATCTTCTTCAGCAGAGGTTGTTGCATTGTAGCCTGTTAATGTATTTGCAGGAACGTTAGCTTCTATTCCTCCACCTACTAGGTACCTTATGGTTAATGTAGTGTTAGAAGGAGCTAGTCCATATGTACCGGTATATAGAAAGTTAGAGGGATCATATGCTTTATCTAAGTTATTTAGACCTTGTAGTGTGCCCATTCCTACGTTTGTAGGATCAGGAGTGAAAGTACTATCGTCTGCTCCAACTGTACCAGCTCCAAATTGCACTAATAGGTTACCGTCTGAGTTAAATCTAGTAACGAATCTTTTAGGTACTTTTTGAAGTATTATAGTGTTTGGCACATTATCTACATCTGAGCTAATATTGGTTTGCTCTACAAATATAGTATCCTGCCCTAAGAAAGGTACTTCATACCAAGTAGAGTTATCAGAAGAAGAAGTAGAGTCTGTTATATCTAATATTCCTATTATATTTTTATCTTCTATTGTAATAGTAGAAAACCTATCTGCTGTAGTGAATGTCTCTGATACAGCTTTAACTGTACCTGAAAAAGCTTTCACTTTTTTTGATAAAGTAAATTCTGATGGGATACCTGATGTTATTTGACTAATTGCAATGTTTGTAGGATCGTATGAGCTTGAATAGTTAAAGTCTATTTTGTTCTCAATAAAGAAATTTGCTCTTCCTTTTGCTGTAGAAGTAACAATAGCGTTTTCATTAACTACTAGCGCTTGGTTCCAGTTAGGTGTGTTGGTTGTTGGATCAGCTCCTATGTTCTGAGTTACTGTTAATTCAACCTCTGCTGCATTAGTTACTTTTGGCCTGTATCCCATCATATACGCCATTGAGTATAGATTACCTGGTTCTTTAGCGTATTGTAGGAATGTTTCTTGAAGTTGGGTATCTTGGTAGAATGAAAGTATATCCCCTACATAAGCAGCCATTTCTATAAACATCATACCAGGTGATGTAGGTGAAAAGTCGTTGTACGAATCTGGAAAGTAGTTTTTTGCAAATTCTACTAACTCTTGTTTATAGTCTGAAAACTCTCTCGAAACGTATTTTATATCTCTAATTTCTGCCATTATTGTTCAAAATTTATTACTACCTCGTCTTCTATATTTGTATTTTGGATAGTATACTTAAGTGATAATGTAACTGTATTTGAATCTGGAGTTCCATTGACGTTAAAGTCGACAGGAACTACAGTAGGAAAATACTCGGATAAGCCAGCTCTTACTGTACTTTTAACTCTATCTACCATTCCTTGGTTAATATTTTCAAACATTAAGTTGCGTATAATAGTACCAAAGTTAGGATTCATATACCTTTCTCCTTTTCCTGTTAAGAAGTAGTTTATTATATTTGTTCTAATAGCGTCCTTAGTCATATACGTAGGGTTAAAAACAGCAGCTCCTGATAGAGGTAGGGATACCCCAATAGCTTTCCTTGGTTGTAAGTCTAGTGGATTAATTCTTCTGCTGTTAAATGCCATACTTATACTATTCCGTGTTTCTCTTTATCTTTTTCTACTGACCTGTTATAAACTTTCCCTGCTTTTTTAATAAAATCCAATTGAGATATATCCATTCCTGGTGCGTTTGCAGATGGATTTGTCATACCCATTTGGTTAGCCATCGATGATGCAAAATTAGGTTTCTGAACCATATCTGCTGTTCCTGCGTATATATTTTTATATTCACTAGGTGACATATTTGCTTTTGTCTGTTCTAACATCTCCATTAGAGGGTTAGTTGATGTCGGTACTTGTTTTTTTACTTGAATAGTCTTAGCAGGTGCTGCCAATGTATTTGGTGCACTTGCTGCTTTTACTGCTTCGTTCATTACTTCTTGTAACTCTTCCTTGACAGCTGATCTGACTTCTTCTCGTATTATACTTCTTAATTGATCGAGTTTCATAATTATAAATAGTTAGTTTATGGAAGTTGGTTGTTTATTCTAAATTTTAATTCTTGTATCAGTACAGATGTGTCTGCACTAAATGATGGCTGTCCTCTGAGGATTATAACGCCTATGTTATCTTTTGCAACTGCTAACCTTCTAGGTACGGGTCCATCTAGTTGTGTATCTTCAATAATTGCAATCTCATAAACTTTTCCTGAATCGGACTTAAATGTGTACCTATCATCAGGGAGTCCTTCAGAACCTGTGTTTTCTAAAGGCTGTATTTTATTAAGTAGTTCTTTTAATGCTTTTTTCTCCTCATCTGAGATTTCACCGGAAGATAATGCGTCTAAACAATCTTCCGATCTATCGTTTACATTGGATAATAGTCCTTTTATATTATCTAAACTTGGACCTACTCCTGCTACTAGTGATTCTATAGATGATACATCCCCGTCTAAGTCTTCAAGTAAACGGCGGATGGTATATAATCTATCCGCTTGAGATGTTATACTGCCTGTTGTTTTAGCTGATATAAGACCTCCGTAATCACTTGGAGGTATACCCGTAGCAACTGGTGTTGGATTAACTTTAAGTAGCTTTAATATAATTTTTGCTGATCTAATTGCTTTTTTTAAATTATTAGCTAATTTAAGAAACTTATCAGACCTTTTCTGAAACTTGTTAACACCGGATAGTAGTGCATTTTTAGTATTTATAATTCCTACTAACGCCGTGCCTTGAGGACATTGGTTAGAGAACTTACCTAACATCTTATTAGCTTCTAATTGAATTCTAGCTTCTCAGTC